ATTATGGCAAGTAGCCTCACCACCGATTGGACTAGATATAATCCAAAGTTAAAAGAAATCGATGACAAAGTTCATGCTTACATGAGAGCATTTCCAACTCGACCGAAAACTTCTAACTATATCACCGCACTCGAAGAAGCAAGAAAAGATTTTGCAGTATTCAGACCTGTAAACATAAGACATTGTAATGATGTTATACGACATTATCCTAACCCTGAAAAATCGCCCGGACTACCTTGGACGAAATACGGCTATCATAGAAAAGATGAAATTGATACAAATACTATAAGATGGACCATTCACGACATGAAGTATAAAAGAAGAAAGTTTAGATCACCCTGCACAGCAGCTGTCAAAACACAAGTCTCACCAGCTGACAAAGACAAGTTTAGGCTCGTTTGGGTATACCCCGTAGAAATGACTATAGCAGAAGGAATGTTTGCGCAACCGCTTATCAGAGCATACAATGCACAACATGACATACCCTACGCAATATGGTACAGATGGCATAAAGGACACATGCATCTAATCAATTCTAAATTAGATGATAATACAGAATGGATAGGAACAGACTATTCAGCTTTTGACCAAAACATACCTGCGTGGCTCATTAGGGATGCCTTTGCTATAATTAAACAACAACTCAATTTTACAGAATATGAGTTATGGGGACGACCAACATCAATCGACGCTATTGAAGAACTTTGGCGTGTAGTAATAGACTACTTCATTAATACTCCTGTGAAACTGAAAACAGGTAGAATCATGAAAACACATTCAGGTGTTCCATCTGGCAGTTATTTCACCAACTTGATTGATTCAGTGTGCAACTCAATAATTACACATTATTGCATGCTTGAAAACAAAATTAAGTACTATGACCGGTACTTCATGGGTGATGACGGACTTGTACGTATTCAGAAAGGTACAATTGATCTACAACAGTTTGCACTAACAGCGGAGACCAATTTTGGTGCAATCATAAACCCCACAAAGTCAGAATTAGGTAAATACGTTCATTGGCTAGGCTATCAACTTGGGCCTCAATATCCTGGGATTGATTTGGAGAAGGTGATCGCACAGATAATGTGTCCATCCAAACCCGATCGATATAGCCATGACATATTAATACGAGCCAAAGCTATTTACATAGCATCTTTCGCTGATCCTACACTAACAGAGATCTTAGAACGAAACAACCTCCTAACTGACATTGAGCACGTCTACAAAGACGAAACTCTAGAAAAGCTTAAATGGCTTGATCTATCAATGCAACATATTGATATCAGAACAACGGTCTAGAGACTTAACAACGAGGAGAGGGGAC